GTAATCCGCCTTTTGTTTTCTCTTTCATTTTGAAAGGTAAAACTAACATCCTCCAACCAGTTGGCTGTGGTAGTTTATTTGAATCTTCTTTTGCTAAATCTTTTTCTGATGTTTTTACTCCTACCAATCCTTTATTCGGTAGTTTTATCTTTGATGTCGATGACTGTTCCATGTTGCTCCTTATCTTCTAGCAGGTTAGAGAGTTCCTGTTTAGTTGCCTCTAGGGCTGTTATCTGTCCTACTATATAGTTATATTTTGACATATTGTCAATGCCGCCGGACGTTAAGGCTGCAGACAATTCTTCATTTCTTCTATGTAGATATTTTAGGAGTCTATTTATTATTGTTTCTAGTTGCATTTTTTCCGATTACTCCCTTCAATGTCTTAGCTTGACCAGCATGTAATTTAGAGGCTTTCTTCAAACCTTTAATTACTTTTTTGATAGCTTTTCTTTTTTTTAACATTTCCATCTCCTTCTAGCCTGACGGATACGTGAGTTCGGATCGTTTCTTGTTTTTGCTGAAGCTCTTTTGAGCTGACCTAGTGATCTTGCGCAGTATGATTTTCTGCGTTTAGCAGCTTTTGACCCTTTCTTCACTTTACCGGTCACGGCTGTTTTTAGTTTAGAGCCAGGATTTAATCTTCTGTAGGCTTTGACCCCGGCTTGTGTCATGCCTGCTCCAGACTTTGTAGGTCTAAAGTTCTTTTTATTTCTTGCTGGCATAGAACCTTTTGAATAATCTTTTCTCATTAGATCATGCCCATTCTTTGTCTTTTATTCATAAAACCACCACCCATAGCCTTAGTTCTTTTTGCAAACGTGGCTGCTCTTGATGGTGTTGGTCCTGTATTAGCTTTGGCTTGTTTTCTTCTTACGGCACCCGCACGCTGCCCTTTGGA